GGCGGGTTTGTTGCTAGGTCGATTTGCGTTGTAGAGCATCGATAGCAGATTGGCGGTATGCCACCAATCGGCATCTAGACGGGCATCGCGGGCTGCGGCGAGTTGGCGGAAAGTCCACTCGCCGGGGTGAACTCCGATGATTCCCGCGGCCTCCCAAATCGCATCCCAGACGGTTCGGCCGTCAGGCTTTCGGCCGTGGCGCCCGCCATCTGCGCCTCCGCGCGATCCAGCATTTCGGCGCTTACCGTTTCCATTTTCGCGCTGAGAAGCCGAACCATCCTTCGGAGGCGCTGCGGGAAAAAATCCGCCAACTCCGATTCAAGCCCGGCGCGTGCCGCATCCAGCGAGTCGCCGCGAAGCCCTTCCAAAAACTGTTCCTTTGTCAGCCCCTTTTCGTCAACCTGCGCGCAAAGGATTGCGTAAAGCACTTCCCCCACGGTAACGAACTGACTGCGGAGAATCTGAAACGTCTGCCCGATCGCCGTAACGTCTGCAATGTCAAACGGCACAGACTTGCGAACCGTTGCCGGCTTGCCGTCATCGTCGCCGTCTGCGGTCGCAACCTCGACGCGCACCATATCGCGAACGCGCATAGCGGCGGCCACAGTCAACGCCAGCCGCCACGGGCGGCCCTCATCGTCGCGAATCTCAATCACGCAAAAACCTCCGGGGGATATCTACCGCAGCCCCTGCCGCGTCAACTTCGCCTCAACCGTGAAGGTTGCCACGCCGTCGAGTGGATCGGTTTCGGAAATGCCAGTGACCACCGCATTGAATGACCAACCGCCGGCCCCTCCGCTCACGCTGATGAGCGAACCGCTTTGCAAGTTCGACCAAATGCTGCCGGCGGATTGGCTATCGTTGAACTCCACCACTACGGTAGTGTCATAGCCAACGGAGTAGACCGGAAAATCCCTCGCCCCGTATGGGTCTATGTCGATCGTTTTTGCGGTGCTAGTGAAAGATACGTTTCGCGCGCCGGTGACAGTGCCGCCAACGCTAACGGAACAATCCTTCCCCAGCGTGATCGACACAGATCAGAACTCCATAGCAGTTACGGTGTAGGTGATTGCGTTATCGATTGAAACGTTTTCGGTAACGCTCATCACACTGAAACTGCCCGCGGTGCCGGCAGCCTCCAGCGAAGTGATAAGACCCGCAACGTCATGGGTTTCGATTTCCCAAGTCTTTTTCACGAAGCCGGCCTTGAACGCCTTGCGGCCCGGAGCGCCGGTAGTTCCGCCGATGTTTCCGCGATTGGAAATATCGATCGTGTCGCATTCCTGCGTAAACGAAGCGCTGATAATGCCAGAGCCGCCAAACGGTGGCGCGTCGCTCTGATCCTTGCCAAGTGTGATAGCCATTTGGTTGCCTTGTGGTTTTAGTTAAGCGCTGCGGGAGCCGGATACGGTAAACGTCGAAATGCCGTCAAGCGGATCGCTCCGCGAAATGTTGGTAACAACGTAGGTCGCGTTTCCTGTTTGCGTTCCAGTGACGGTAAAAGTTCCGCCGATGGTCGCGCCGGGGGAATCAACGCATTCCACCTCAATCGTCTGCTCGATAAGCGCCTTGCGATACTTGCGCGAAGTGTCGCCAAACTTGGTAACGTCTACTTCGCTAGCCGAGTTGGAAACGGTTGCGGATCGCGCGTTAGCAAGCCCGGTAAGGGTTGCATCCTTGCCCAACGAAACGGTAAAAGTTGGCATTATGTAGGTTTCTCCAGTGCCTACGTGTACCGTATCACCCGGCGCGAAACCTATACCCGTCTATGGCTAGCCGGGGCCGCGGATCGTGTCGCGGAATGCTTCGGGAATCTTGCGGAGCGCGGTTGCCACCGAAGCCGAACCCATAAACGGGCGGGCAGGGTAGCGGGCCGATTTGGTCATCGAAGTGCGTTCCCAGTTGCGGGAGCCGCGGAACCCCTTATGCGTCCACAGGAGCGCCCCCAACGCCTGCCGGCCGTTAGCCCCGCGGGCTATGCCGCGACCCTTCGCCCGCCGCTGGTACGCGATGCGGGCGGCCCCTACGTTGAGCCGGTACGCGGTCAGCCGCAAGGTTCCGCCGAACTCATGCAACTGATTTAGCCACGCGGCTTTTTCGGGGCCGATGATTACGGAGCCGCGGGAAAAATCGTAGTAGTATCGGATATCGCGGTAGAGGAACCGTTTCGGCTGCCACGATTTCACCGGCTGCCCCGGCGCCCGCGGCTTGCCGCTACCGTATGGCGTGATATCGCGGTAAAGCCCGCCCACGAACTCAACCGGCCGCCCCTCGCGGCTTGTCTTGACCCATTTTTTGGTTTTCTTCGGCGCCCGCTGGCCGATGCCGCGTTTCGCGGCGGAATGGATTTGGAAACCGGCCTTATCCAGCGCACGAAAGCGGGCTTCGCCTAGCGTTTTGCGAACCTTGGGAACGTTAAAGAATCCTTTCCTCACCTTGAACTGAAAGCGGAACCGCTCCACAGTGCCGGCGGATACTGGCCGTTTGCCCATAGCACCCCCGGCCGTCTAGGCATCGACCACGTTGACGCGGTAAGTCGCGCTAATGACCGCGCGCCATACGTTTCTCTCGTTTAGCGCATCATCCGGGTTGATTTCGATTCCCAGCGAAACCGGCGACGTTACCCCGCCGGCCCACGGCGAAGGCCACTTGTGGGCGCGGATCGCTGAAAGCGCATCCTCCGCAAGTTCTAGCATTCCATCGGCATCCCATTCGGTTGGCGTATGCCGGCCCACGAACACGCTCACCGAGTAATCGTATTGGTGAGAGTTGCGGCCAATGCGTTGAACCTCCGCGCTCCCCGGAGTAACGAACATAACAGGCGCGGCCATATCATCGGGGTCTATCGTTACGAAGTTGCGGCGATCCACCGAAACCGATTCGATCGCCCATGCAACGCCAGCGAGAGAAGTTGCGAGCGCTTCGCAGATTTCAAGTAGTTTCGATGCCATGTTTTTCCGGCCGGTGATTTGGTCGCGGCGATACAGAAACGCGCAGTTTTGCAGTCCCCTAGTTCACAGGGCTAGGGGACTCCTCTGGCACCAGTTGCGGCACGGCGTCGGTGGCAAACTCAAGGTTTGCCAGTGGGATCACCTCCACGCTGGCGAAGTTCGTCGCATCCAGCCGTGCGAATCCAGCCGCATAGATGCCGCCCTCTGCTATGCACTGCGGCAAGATGTCGGCAACGTGGCACCAGCGACCATCGGCTAGTGCGGCAGGGTACACGGTGCAGCGAGGGTCGCCGTACCAAGAATGGTAGTTGAGCATCTTCTGGGCGAGGGCTGTGTCGAACACAATCGCCAACGTCTGGAGCGTGGCCGTGTCGGGCAGCGGCGTGGAAAGGAACTCTGCGAGGGTCATGTGCGGCTCATTGAGGCTTGAAATGCTTGAATAATAGCAGTCATAGTTGCGGCCTGCGTTGCCGTCATCGTTTTGCCTATGCTGTACCAGTTGATTCTTGCGTTAGTGTGATTAATCGGGGTTGTTCCGTTTTGGGCAATCGCAAAAACAAGAAAAGAATGCGCGCTCGGGTAGTTCACAGAACTTGAGGCGTTAGACCCAGTGGCTACGCCGTTCCGGTAGACAGTGGGAAATGCGGCGATCAAATCGCCCGTTGCCGTAGGATCAACGCTGTCTCCTGCTAACTCTGAGCCTATTCCTCCGTAAGCAAAAGTTTTCCTTCCGTTGGGTCTGGCATACATCGATATTTCGTTGCCGCCGGTAAACGTACCGATCAACGACCGGAAACCAGTGATAGCGGTTTCGGCTGCTTTCAATCCGCACCCAATGTGCATATCGCTGGCGGTGAGCGTGTTGGCAAGAAACCCCGTATTTAAAGATTTGGTCGTTCCATTCCCCGTCAGCCCACTCGTCGCCCCCGTCTCCGCGTAGTCGGTTCCCACGCCGACGAAGGCGTTGTTGGTGTCGGTGGTGTTGCCGTACTGCGTGCCGCCAAGCGACGGCCCCCGATAGAGCGGAACCAGTGCGGCGTTGATATTTGAGCCCGCAAAAATGCCCATGCGGTAAATGAGTGGGCGCACGCCCGATGCGTCCAGTGATTCGCACAGGGTATTCACCGCCGCCGCCGTGCTGGCACTCACCGTGCCGCCGTTGGCGTAGACCCTGTTGATCCAATCCTGCGCGTCGGCGTTGGAGACTTGCGGGGCGAGGGTCAGCCCCCACTTCGTCGCCAACGCCTGCTCAACGCGACGGCATTCTGCCGCAGAGAGGACGCGGTTGTACACGGCCAGTTCAAAGACGCGCCCCGTAAAAAACTGCTCGTTCGCCAGCGGGGTAGTCCCAACTGCAAACGTATCCGATGTGTATGCCGCAAGGGCGGGGCTTAACGATGCTTCAGAAAGCACCTGCGCGCCATCCATGCGAATGCCCAGCGAGTTTGCTGACGGATTGAACGTAAACGATGTGATGCCTGTCCTGTTGGACGCAGAGGCGGAGACGCTGGCGGAGTTTGTGTAGTAGTCGATGCCAATCTTGCCCAGACTTGAGCCAGAAATCCATCGCTTTCCGGCGGCACTGTCTCCAACAGCAAACAGCGACGAATAGTTCACAGCGCCAGAGAAGTACGCCCCGATCACCGTCATGCCTGTCTTGAGAGCCTGCGCTCCAGTGCCAAGCAAGGCATCGTTGCTGCCGTCGAACGACAGAATCTTTCTGTTGTTCTGAGTGGCCGAATGAATGACAGGGCGATTTCCCGCCGTACTCTGCGTTGCGTGCCTCGCGTTGCCGCTCTTGTCCAACCATGCGCCCACCGGATCGCTCGTCGCGGTGGCGGGAATGTGGACGCCAGCGATGCCCCACTTGGCAGCGAGGTAGGCCGACACCCTCGCGGCATCTGCCACAGACAGCGGATCGGAAAAAGCGATGACTTCTGCGAAGCCAACGTTATCGAACGCAGAGCCGCCGCCGCCGAATGCGCCCAGCGTCAGTCCGTTTGGCGCGGTGGTGTCTAGCGAGCCTTCGCTCTGGCCCGCACCGTTGATCCCGAAACGGCCAGAAGTGCTTTTTCGGACTTCCACTATCTGCGGAGACAGTGTGTTGCCAGTGCCGGACAGCAATGTCGGACTGCTGCCGATGACACTCATCGCAGTATTGGATGTGCGAATAATCGATAGAGTGTTAAAACTCGCTCCATCCGTCGCCCGCAGCGTTGAGACATAGGCGTTCGGCCACTTCATCACACAGAATAGGTGGCAAGTCGCGTCTAGCGTGAAACTCCGCACCAACGCATCGTTGACGCCGTCGAACACCAGCGACTGAATCCCGTTGATGTAGTTCGCGGTGATCGTTGGCCGCTTGGTGGAGTCTGTTTGCAGGAGGTCTTTGTCGCTGCCGCCAGAAACCTTGTTCGCCCACCGCCCCACTGTAGTTGTCGCCAGCGTGGAGCCGGTATCAGCAGCGAACAGCGTGCTGGCATCGCT